AGAGAGTTGGCCGCATCTTACGCACAAAAGACAGATGCTTATGCTTCAACAATTGCAGCAGATGGCGCAGATTCTTCAACAGGATCAACAATTTACAAATCTATTGCAGATGGTATTGCTGATTCATACGGAGTAATGCGCTTCACACCAAACAAGTTATTAGTTGCGCCTTCAGGTGGTTATGTAAATATTGATTTTGCTAACCTTCTTGGAGCAGTAGATGGTTCAAACAGACCATTATTCGCAGCAGCAGCACCGCAAAATGCCGCAGGCCTTGTAACTCAAGGTAGCACAAACGGAACAATCGCAGGACTCGATCTTGTAGTTGATCCTAATTACACAGGTAACACAGGCAACGCAAAAGTTGCATTGGTTTATCCTTCACAAGCAATGCGATTCCATGAAAGCGGAACTTTTGATATTCGCGCCAATATCGTTGCAAATGGCCGTATCGAAATCGGAATTTACGGTTATGTTTGCGTAGTTAATCGCTACCCAACAGCATTCCGTAAACTAGACATAGCGTAATTTAGTGAGTGCCTGGGGTTGCTCCCGATCTCAGGCATCCTTTAATGGGAGATTAGAGAGGAACTTATGCCGTCAATAATTACCGCAGCGAATCTGCGTTCCGTATTGGGTGTAAGTTCCTCTCTTTATGATGACAATTATTTAAACGGTATCATAGATGCAAGTGAACAGGTCATCCTGCCAATGCTTGTTTCATACAAATCATTTATTCAAAAAACAGAATTAAACGATAATGTTGCCATGTTTACAACAGTCGGAATCCATGAATTTACTGAAGGACAATCAGTTGTCATTACAGGATGCGGAACACCATACAATGGCACAAGAACAGTTTTGGCAAACAACCTTGGCCAATTTACATTTAGTGCCGCAATCACTAACGCCAATGTTCTCGAAGTTAATGTCATCCCTTCAGGCGTTGCCACCCTATCAAACGCAGCAACTTATGTTGGTAATCAATCAGTCATTGCAGCAGTTTATGCAGTTGCAGTCGAAGTCTTTCAGGCAAGAGTAGCCGCAGGCGGTCAAATCGAAGGTGTTGATTTTACCAGCACTCCGTTTAGGATGGGCCGAAATTTATGGAACAAGTGCGTTGGATTATTAGGCAGTTATATTGACACCGAAACAATGGCTCAATAATGCCAGCATCAACAATTCTTTCATCGGTTAGACAACCTCTTGCAACCGCCTTTTCTGCATTGTCAGCGAATGTTTACAATCATGTTCCTGAGGCGCCACAAACCCCAGCGATTGTTTTTGTTCCTGCATCACCGTATCTTGAATTAGACACAATTGGCAAACAAACAATTCGTGCAAAAATAAATTTAACAATAACCGCAGCAGTTGCTTACCATTCAAACCCTGCATCACTTGATAACATAGAGCAACTAATCATGAGCATTCTGGCAGTTATCCCATCAGGATATGTTGTCGGATCGGTCGAAAGACCAACAGTTACACAAGTCGGCGCGTCAACAATGTTGATTGCTGATATCAATGTTTCAACCTACTACACCCAAACAACCTAAGGAGCGAAATGGCTACCACCGTAATAACTGGTCGGGATGTTACCTTCACAATCGGCGGTAACACTTTCGACGCACAAGCAACAAGTGCAACACTAACTGGCGAAATGAATCGTCAAACTTATGAAACACTAGATGGCAAGTCTTTCAAGGTAATCGATAACAACTTCACCCTAGCCGTGGAGATGCTGGCCGACTGGGGCGCAACTGGATCACTTTGTGAGATTCTATGGGGCGTTGCAGAGGCTTCACCAAATACAGGAATCAACACCGTATTTACCGCAGCATCAGGCGCCGTATTTTCATTCCAAGTTTTACCAACTTGGCCATCAGCAGGTGGAACCGCACCAGATGCACAAACAGTATCTTTAACATTCCAAGTTATTGGAGTGCCAGCAGAGAACTTCGCTTAATAATTAGAAACGGGAGCAACTAATGAAACTACCAATTACAATTGAATATAACTCAGGCGAGCAAGCAACTTATGTAGCCCAACCGCCTGAGTGGGCAAAATGGGAAAAACAGACAGGGAACATTATTGGCCAAGCACAAGACAAAATGGGCATCTCTGATCTTATGTTCCTTGCTTATCATGCACACAAGCGGGAAGCGGCTGGCAAGCCAGTCAAACCCTTTGATGCCTGGTGCGAAACTGTTACAGATGTAATAGTCGGTGATGCAAACCCAAAAGCCACCCCGCAGGAAGTCTAAGCCGTTTATTGATTCAGTTGGCAATTGCCACACAAATCCCAATGAGCGAATGGACTGAAGCCGAAGACATATTAACCGCAATTGAAATTCTAAAGGAGAGAAGCGATGGCTGATCCAGTAATTGTTTATGATCCTAAAGAGTTACGCCAGTTTGCAAAAGTAATTCGTGAAATGGGTGAGATTGCACAAAAGGAAACTGCAAAACGCGTTGGTGCCATTGCAGAGCGAACATTAAAAGAAATTCGCAATGTTGCTGCATCTAGGGGCAAGGCTGCAGATCGTGTTGCTCAAGGTGGTAAAGTCAGCAAGACTTCAGTTTTAGGTGAAATCAAATTTGGTTTTGCAAGTCAAAAGTTTTCAGGCGGTGCAACAACTCAATTTAATACAAGGAACGAAGCACCAGGACAAAGAGTTGGAATCGGTGCAGCCCATGAGTTTGGATCAAAGGCTTATCCGCAATTTCCAAGATGGTCAGGTCCAGCGCCTAAAGGACCAGGTTCACGCGGTTGGTTTATATTCCCAACATTAAGGCACTTGCAACCTTCAGTCATTAAAGAATTTGAAGATGTTATCATTGACATAAAGAAGGAATTTGACAATGGCTAGAACCTTAACCGTAGCACTTGCTGCTGACATTGATGGCCTTCGTAAAGGTTTAAAAGATGCCGAAAAGGTAGTCGATAATTCTAAAGATCAAATTATTGATTTTGGAAAGAAGGCTGCTGCTGCCTTTGCAGTTGCTGGCGCCGCTGCTACTGCGTTTGCAATATCTGCCGTTAAAAATGCTGCTGCTGATCAGGCTTCACAAAGAAAACTTGAAGAAACAATTCGTGCATCTACCAATGCAACCGTTGAGCAAACTGCTGCCGTTGCGTCTTACATTGACAAGACTTCAATTGCCATTGGTGTAACTGATGACCAATTAAGACCAGCACTTTCAAGATTAGTCAGATCAACCAATGATGTTCAAAAAGCCCAAGATTTACTTAATTTAGCATTGGATATATCTGCTGCAACTGGCAAGCCATTACAAACCGTTGCTGATGCCTTGGGTAAGGCTTATGATGGCAATACAACTTCATTAGGCCGTTTAGGTTTAGGTTTAGATCAAAACATAATCAAGTCCAAGGATATGGATAAGATTTATCAAACCCTTACTGCAACCTTCGGTAACTTTGCTGAAAATGAAGCATTAACTACCGAGAAGCAATTCGCAAGAATCCAGATTGCAGTTGATGAAGCAAAAGAATCTATTGGTGCTGCATTACTTCCAGTTGTCGATCGCTTGGCTAAGTTTACCTTGGAAGTATTGGTGCCAGCATTAAATGCATTAGTTGCAGGTCTTGTTGGACAAAATTCAGTTGATGCAGGTGTTACACAAGCAACTGAAGGTGCTTATAATTTTGGGCAACAACTAAGGTCAACTATTGATTTTGTTATTAAAATTAAAGACGAATTAGTTATATTAGGCGGCATTATTGCAACAGTATTTGTTGCCAATAAAATTGCTGCATTTGTTACTGCTATTACCACATTAGTTGCAGCCATGAAAACATTAAGAACAGCAGCAGCAGGTGCAGCCGTTGCAACTGCATTCGCTACTGGTGGCACTTCCGTTGGTGCGGCTGCCTTAGCATTAACTGCCGTTGCTGCTACTTATGGATTAAGTCAGTTTGCGACTGGCGCTGATGAAACTGGCGCAGGCGGATCATCATTTACTTATGGAACAGGAAACCCTCAGTTTGGTTTGCCTACTGGTGGAACTGGATTTACAGGTGGCGGCGGTGGTGGTGGTTTTGGCGGTGGTGGTGGTGGAGCAGGTGGCGGCGGTGGTGGCGGCATTGGAACAACCGCAGCAGGTGCTACAAGTTTAAAAAATCTTGCTGATCGCTTAACTGGTATTCAAAATCAATTTACTGAATTAACATTTCAAGTTGCTACTGAAGGAATAAGCAAAAAGGCTGCTCAAGCACAATTTGAT